AGCACCACCTTGCCAAGGTGGGGGTCGCGAGTTCGAGCCTCGTTTTCCGCTCCAGTTTACAAAAGGTCCGGCTTCAGTCCGGCCCTTTTTCAGGCGGCGACATAGCCAAGAGGTAAGGCAGAGGTCTGCAAAACCTTTATCCCCGGTTCGATTCCGGGTGTCGCCTCCATTTTTTTATCTGTATATCCCGCATGCCATATGCCGAGGTGGCGGAACTGGCAGACGCAAGGGACTTAAAATCCCTCGGGTGGTGACACCCGTACCGGTTCGATTCCGGTCCCCGGCACCAGCACACTGGCAACATCTATTGTGATAATCAGCTCGTCAGGCATGACTACAACGGATGTTGTTCTCTCTAGAACGGACTTTCACCAACGTGAGGTCCGTTTTTTGTTTTAGTACGGTCAAAAAATCATGCCAGCAGCATGGAAAAGTTCTTCGACCGTGAACAAAACATACTAGATTGCAGCCGCTTCTACGGAGGCGGTTTTTTCATATCTGAATCAGCCGAGGTGAACCTATGGCAAAAGGGAAAGATGGTCGCTGGCGTGAACCGGACGGCTTGATTCTGCTGCGGGGATGGGCCAGGGCCGTAGATTGCACGCCTCTATGGCCAATCTCGGCGTCATGAAAATGGAGGGCATGAGCCAGCAAGAACACAGATTGCGTGACTAAGGCGTTCCAGGCCGGCCTGATTTCGCAGCGCACGGCCCTGAAAGAGCTGCGCGGCCAGAGCGAGATTACCGGGATGTGGACGAACATCACGGACGACGACATCGAGAAGACTGACGATACCGTTATGCAGCCTGACGAGGGAATGGGAGACATGAACTCTCTGCTCGATACAGGAGGACCGTCCAACAGATACGGTAGTGAAGGGAAGGACAATCCTCAGAAGGACGAGCAGGTACCCGTAGAGAGTTTTCCAGAGTCGATGGAGGATGAAGAGCCGAATCTGGTGAGGACAGAAGACCGGAGAACCTGGAATGAAGAGGACCACCCACGCCGATCGGATGGAAAGTTCGGGAAAAGCGGGGGGAAAGGCTCGACAAAAGCGGAAAGAGTGGTAATGTTACTCCTGGCGCCAGAGGAACAAACCGGCTATCGGCCAGAGGGTTTGCCAATAAGCAAAAACTCATGAATCATTGGAAAAACGGAAGAACACACCGAGAGGAGTATCCGAATTTCACGATAGGGCAGTATGTTGCGCGAGCTGTGCAGCTGGCAGAAATGCCTGTCGGTGGTGACATACTTGGACATGTTGATAAAGATGGTATTATTATCAGATACGACCGAAAAATCAATGATTTTGTAAAAGCATCAGTGAAAAAAGGGATTCGCACCATGTTTAAACCGGTTGATGGCGAATCATATTACAAAGACATGCGCAAGGAGGATATCGAACGTGGAGGAAAGATTAAGTGTCTGGTATGCGGCAAAAGCGAATTTGCTGAACGTGATAATTTTGACAGCTGTCCTGTCTGTTATTGGGAAAATGATGACTACCAAATTCGACACCCGGGCAAGAGTGGCGCAAATCGCATGAGCCTTAACGAAGCACGAGTTGCCTACAGAGAAGGCAGGCCCATTAAGTAATCTATAACGTAGTGACAAGCACTTTGCGGAAATGCGGAGTGCTTTTTTAATGCTTTGATTTATCAGGAGGAGGGCGCATGACAAAGAAATTGTGGGAGCCTAAAGCGCGTATAGAGAGGGAATTCTGGCGTGCGCTCCAGAAAATTGCCAAGCAGATTGTCATGCGAGTCCGTAAGACAGAGAGCCCCCGACTTATCGGAATCGCACTTGACCATTTGGCTCGTTCTCCTGAGTTTGTGCGCTTATCGCGAGCGGCTGCCACGAAAATGGTGACCGGTCTCTTCTCGGACCAGGGCCATACCTGGCGGCAGGCAGCAGCGGCCAATGGAAAGGGCAGGGCCATCTATGAGGCGCTGCGGAAAGAGCTCCAGGGGCCTGCAGGTATGCAACTCCGTACACTCGTTGACGAGACTACCTATCGCGTCGTGACGCTGCCTTCGGACATCGGACACGATGTGGCCGACTACATCGCGCAGGGGTCCTTAAAGGGCCGGCGCGCTGCAGACCTGGAAGACGAGATTCGCGCGATGTTTCCCGAGAAGACCCAGGCCAGGGCCACGCTGATCGCCCGGACCCAGGTCCCCATAACCTCGACGAACCTGACGCGGCAGAGAGCGGAACAGTACGGCCTGCCGTGGTACATCTGGCGCCCTGTCGGAGGCGCTGCCGGTGACGGCCGGACCCGTGACAGCCATAAGCGCACGGCTGGCGTCCTGGTGAACTGGAACGATCCGCCTGCGCCGGAAGACTTGTTTCCCATTCTCAACGCAGACGGCAAGCCCAGGAGGAACACCCTTGGCCATTACCACGCAGGCTGCTGCCCGAACTGCCGGTGCTATCCGGAACCTTTCATCGACCTGGATCAGGTGACATTCCCGGCCAGGATTTACATGGGGAACAGGATTCAGACCATACGGGGAAAAGAATTTGAAAGGATGATGTGACGGTGGCAGACAAAGACCGAATCCTGCTAAAACTAAAGACCATGATGCTGCGGGTAGCCACCATGGACAAATTTAATAAAGTAGCGCATCCACGTGGGGGAGACCCAGAAAATAGGGGAAGATTTTCTAAATCGCCAGGTATTGAAAACAAGTTGATAGACAAGCAAAAAAATGATAACCTAAAAAGGGATAGGCATGTAAAACGGCAACATACCACAATACGCCTATCTCCAAAAGAGTATGCTGAAGTAGTCAGCGCCCTTAACACAAACCTTACAAAAGAAGAACGAAAGAAAAAATGGTTGCAGAAAGCTGTGGGAAATTATTGCTATACTTTTAAAAATATAGGGTTTAGTCAGTATGAATTCATTAGAAAGGAAAAAATAAAATGAATGACCATACATTACCAGAGCCAACTCCAACAGAAAAAAAGATGATGGATGCTCTTGAAAAGATATGGAATCATGATGATTTTATATTTGGAATCAGAGTGACGTTAAAAACGGATGAACTTCGTCAAGAAATGGCTGATGCCGTTAACGATGGAGATATTGCAACCAGTGACGATGCTATTCTATATGCGGTGCAGCTTGCTGAGGAAGGTGTCCATTATCGTCGATTATGATAGAAATTTGAATAAAGGCAACAGCCGTCCCTAGCGGGGCGGCATTTTTATACCCGAAAAAATACACAGAGCGCAACCGGAGCGAAAGCCCCGGTTTTTTTATGCCCATTTTAGGAGGCGATGCCACTTGAAAGCATTCTACGGGTCCCGGTTTTCTCCTCACATGACGAAAACCCCAGAGGGATTCCTGATCTGCCATAGCGTCCCGATTTGCAGGACCGGCGAGCAGGAGTATCTGCCCCGGGAAATCGGCGTGGAAGAGGAAAAGAGACCAATCATAACTGTGCTGCGGACGCCGGAAGAAGTATTCAAGCCGGCGGCCATTGCATCCTTTGAGGGAAAACCAGTGACCGACGACCATCCGCCGGTGCCCCTGGATTCCTCTAATTACAGCACCTACACAAAGGGTGCTGTGCAGAACGTCCACCGGGGCACCGGAGAGGACGATGACAAGCTCGTTTGCGACATAGTCCTGTATGATTCCGTGCTGATCAGCAAGGTCGAGGCTGGGAAGCGGGAAATCTCCTGCGGCTATGATTGCAAATATATCCCGAATGGTGACGGGACCTATCACCAGGCCGACATCATCGGCAACCATGCCGCTGTCGGCAAAGCTGTACGGTGCCGTCTTCCTCGTTGTGGAGAACTTCCAGAGCATGGACCTTCCGCCGACGATGGGGCAGGTCCTGCAGGAGCGGAATTTCCCTATGCGTATACCCCGGATCCGGCTGAGAGACGTTCCCCAGTAAAGAAGCGACGGACCTCGTCATAGGCAGCAACAACGCACTGTGCTATGACGGCGACACGGTGAAGTTCCAGCCGGGCTTTATTTCTCCTCCGTCGGATTCGGCGCAGATGCTCCAGTCGCAAATTAAGATGCTGATCGAGGAGATGTACCGCATGGCCGGTCTGAGCTTCGTGACCGGCACGCGCCAGGAATCTTCCGGTATTGCCCGCCAGTGGGAGTTTGAACGGACGAACCAGCGTCTGAGTGAGTTTGCCAAGCGCTGCTCCATGACGGAGCGGAAGATGGTCATGAAGGTGGCCCGGTGGATGGGCCTCGACATCGACTACACGGCGACCTACTCGTCCGACTTCGGTGTCACGGATATCTCGACGGAGCTGAAGAATGCCCAGGCAGTCCTGGACCTGGACCTGGACCTGTCTCCGGAACTGCGGGTGGAAGTCGCCAAGCAGGTGATGGGCTCGTACCTGCCGGAGCTGTCTGCAGAGCGGTTTGACGAGATTGTCGGCAGCATTGGAGAGGATGGCCTGGAATCGGAATACAGCGAACCGCCGGCGGGGAAACGGCCGGCCGGGTTCGAAGTGGCTCCGGGCGAAGAAGGGGCGGAGCCTGACAAGGAGTAACCTATGGACGAACTGCAGCGGCAATTGAGCGCCTTTTCCCAGGCGTATGGCCAAAAGGGAAAAGCCATCGTGGAACGGATCCAGCAACTGATGGACGGCGGAATGGCCGTCACCCAGGCCGTGCAGCAGGCGTTTCAGGAGTACGATGTCGCGGACTGGCTGGACGCGAATGTTTCTCAGGCCATCGTTTCCACGGCCCAGGATGCCCTGGGAGCCGAGCTGGCCGGCGCGCTTTCCTCGGCGGAACTGCTGAAGGCCTTGTCCACGCCCTGGGACGGGTCCGGCATGACGCTGTCTCAGAAACTGCATGGTGCCAGCCGGGAAATGCGGCAGGCTATCGTGGAAACCGTTCAGAACCAGATTCGGCGGAACAGCACCGTCCGGAAGACGGCCCAGGCATTGTATGACGGCTACGGCTATGGGCATGTGACCGGTACGCAGGAGCTTCCCCGGTACCTGGATGAACTGACCCGGTGGGTCCGGTCAAGCCGGGAGAGCATGACGCCGGTCGACCAGCTGTCGATGCTGAAAGCAATCCGCAAAGCAAAGGCCCAGGCGGATGGTCTTGTGGACGACAGGGTCACATACAACCACTTTCGGACTTCCCTGAAGGAACTGCTGGCTAAGGTGGAAAGCGGTTCCGATAAAGCGGCCAGGAAAGCGCTGCAGGTGGCCGTGGAAGAAAAAAGCAGATATGTTGCTGAACGGATCGCCAGGACGGAAGCAGCCAGAGCAAGATATGACGCTTTCATTGCCCGATATGATGAGGATGACAGCGTCGTGGCCTACAAATGGACGCTGTCGAGCCGCCACCCTGTGGACGACATCTGCAACATGTACGCCGAAGCAGACCTCTACGGCCTTGGCAAAGGCATTTTCCCGAAGGACGCAGCCCCGGTGAACCCGGCCCATCCGCATTGCCTGTGCCATTATGCGCCGGTATACAGCAGCGAGCTGAAAGGCTTGAAACGGTCTGACGATGTGGAAGACCGCGGCAACACCTGGCTAAAAAAGAAGCCCTTGCGGATTCAAGAGAAGATCCTGGGCGTCAAGGGCAGGGAAGCATGGA